ATTTGTCGCTGTCAGCGAGCTTGAACGTCTTGTTCTTCGCTCCAACGCTCGAAACTTTGGACCACGAATGCGGCATGATCGGGCGTTGCTCGATCAACTTCATCGTGTGATTCGCGCCACTCGCATGCGCCGCGAACTCGTAGACTTCGGCCAGCTTCAGTGCGATATCGACAACGTTCTGCCGTTCCCGCAGTGCGATGGCGCGAGCCGCGGGCGGCTTGGCCGTGTAGACACCTTGTTCAGGCTCTTTCTTGTTAGTTGCCATGTTGGCTCCTAGATAAAGGGTTTAATGAGTGGCCAAACTTCGTCGGCCGGTAGGGATGTGACTAGCTGCTCGAGGATCTCAGGTGACACATCGTCCTCGTCGAACCGGTATTGCAGGTACGACGGATTCTGAAGCACGAGTGCGTCGATGAATGACAGGGCACCCAATTTCCGCTGTTGGTCGTAATGCTCAGCCGTGATGGACGCAGGGGAGCGCCCGACATGCCTCTGAAACACGTCCTCGTAGATCCCGTAGGCCTCCGAGTACGATGGCGACTTCGCGTAGTGCTGCCGACGCTCGCGATCACCGACCGCCCAAAAGTTGCGACGCCTGTGATTATCCACACCGAATTCTGGCACAAGCCAGTTGACGAAGAACGACGCGATGTTCGGCGCCAGTTGAAGCTCACCTCTATCGTCGGTGTAGGGCACGTTACCAAGGAAAGAGATCGGCGTCTCAGGCTCGACAGCCATGTACTCGGCGCTGTATTCGCCGTTCATGACGTGCTCCTGGAATGCGACCTCGTTCATCAGCACGACACAATCGTCACCCATGTTGAGGAAGCCATACTTCGGATGCTCACCTCGCAATATCGCGTCGACCCCGAATTCAAGCACATCGTGATAGAAGTTATCAGCCAGGATGAGATACTGGGTCATCATGACGAGCTTCCCAACGTCGGGGTTTATCGAGATACCGCTGGGTAGACCCGGCTCCATCGTGAAACTGTTGACGTCGAAGGGGTCGTCACCGAAAATCGGGTTAAACTTCTCCTCTGAAGTACCAGCAATCCACGGGTACGGCACCACATACGGTGCAGCAAACATCAGACGAATCAGCTTGACCAGCCGCCGATCCATATAGTGCTCGAGCTCTTCACAGAGTGCATCGACCATGAAGGTCGGGACCGACTGGTCAAATTGCTTGACGTCGAAGCCGGCGAGGTACTTGAATTGCCGCATCTTCTCCAAGATCGACTCCGGAGTCCGATGCTTCCAAGTGAACTCGTAAGCCTTGAGATAGTGCTCACGGCAGGTGGCTAGCACGGAAGCGACGACGTAGTTCGGCACAAAAGCCATTCCGTACACAGTCCTGCGCCTCCCGGCGAAGTGACCGCTTAACGGTACGCCATCGATGACGATCTCTTTTGATGCTGGCCGACGTCCGGTCAGCACACCAGCGCGAGCGCTTGCCTCGTCTGACACTTCACGTGGCTTCGAGGTAAAGACGCCATCCTTCAAGGTCACCTTGTCAGCCTGGGTCCTCTCGCCCGTTGTGCTAACGATGGCAGCGTTGTACTGGATGAACAGCTCGTCAAGACGGTCATCGTCAACGAGGGTCAAGAAGTGCTCGAGGTTCGTGAGCGCCGCTCGCAACTCGGTTTTCTTCTTGATTACGTCGTTTACGAAGTCAGGCATACCAGTCGACGCCTCACGGCGGATCGACACTTTGGCAGGAACTTTCGTCGAAAACATCAGCCTAACGAGACGATTGAAGATCTCGCGATGCCTAGCACTCGTGAAGTTGTCCTTCAGCTTGAACTCGGCACGGAGCGCTGCGTTAGACACGGGTGGAACGGTTATCGGATTCATCCCATAGCCAGCGACGGTCAACAGCTGATAGAAGTCGCCAGCAACAGCATTCGAGCCGACAGTTCCGTTTGGTGCCTGCGTGGATTTCAAAGCAGCGCTTAATTCAACCGCGAGGTCGCGATTGACACCCAGCATCTCCTTGCTGTCCGAATAAAGCTCGGGGTAGAGCGGCACACCACGGTTCAACCTCACGCGGTTGAGCACGCGGACGCAGCCCTTGTTGCGGAGGAGCGGAGACCAGTTAGACTCGACATCCGCTGGGATGGCGTAGTACTCCTTGATCGCGGCCATTACAGATCCCCAGTCTGCTCATCATCGTTGGTGTCGACCGTACCGCTGTTTTGGTGCGTATCGAGCGGTTTCACGGCTTTGCGACGCAGGAAGGGGTTGGTCTCTTCGATCTGCCCGGCGTCGGACTTGACGTCATTGGCGTCACTCTGGTCAGAGAGCAACTGATCGATGGTGGTGCGACGCATCGTACTGACGTACGTGTTCCAAATCGTGGAATACATCGTCCCGGGAAGGCCGATCACGGCAGTGATGTCGACGTCGAGCAGGTCGCGGTATTCTACAAGGGCTTGCAGTTCGCGACTACCGACTTGTACGATCACCGGTTGTTCGGCGCCGGCCGCAATCATCGCGATGAAATCACCGCGCGGAGCAACTGGGAGACGGAGTTCCTCAGGAACGACGGCACCTTCGGGGACAAGAATCAGATTATACCTTGCCATTTCAATACTCCAAAGCGTTGAGACGGTTTTCGAAAGCGCGGAAGTACGCTCTCGCTTCAATGACAGCTAGCTGTTCGCTCGCACTGAGCGCGGCTGTCCATTCGACGTCGTCGCGGGATAGGGTACCCACGATATACCGACTGAGTGTGTAGGATGGACGCTTCGCCACAAGGAGCGGAACACCAAACCTACTACAGAGATCGCGGAGTGCGAGCTCAACATAGCCTTTTACAACAGAGCACGGCACGTCAAGTGCCTTCGCAATGACGGAAAACTCAACACCATCTACTGCAAGAGCGAGTACCCCGAAAGCAGGGAGCGGACGCTCAAGATGTTGGTACTCAAAATTGGACATAGCTATCCTCGTTAGTGTTGACGGGGTGGCACATTAGCAGAGAACGAATTTGGCGACGTACCGAATGCCGGTTGTCGTCCACTCGTGCAGTACACCGGCGATCGCAGCGCGACTCCGGGTGGTACC